AACCTCCGTACACTTGAGATCGCTTTTGATCGTACTTGTCAGTTTGCTTGCAGTTATTGCAATCCAGCTTTTAGCAGTAGCTGGGTACGCGATATTCGCAGAAATGGACCGTATACCCAATTGGTATCCGATGGCCGCAACCACTTTACTCATACCCATGATAGCGCACAACTATATGATTATGGAGAGAACAATCCGTACGTTGATGCATTTTTTAAGTGGTGGGAGTCGGATCTACATAGAACACTACAAGAACTCAGAATCACAGGTGGAGAGCCCCTTATGTCCGCCCACACATGGAAGCTCATTGACTGGTTTAAGACGAATAAGGGTAAGAGTAATACTCGCTTGGCGATTAATAGTAACCTCGGGACTGAGGTCGACATCGACCGTTTGCTTTCCTCGATTGATGGACTTGAAATAGACTTATACACTTCAAACGAAGCCCTGGGACTGCAAGCAGAATACATCCGCGACGGGCTGGTGTGGGATGACTGGGCCAACAATGTAGAACGCTTGTTGGATTCGGGGCAGTTCCGTGGCATACACGTTATGTGTACTATAAATGCCTTGTGCTTGACCACGTTGGATCAGTTATTAGAAACAATGCTACAGTGGAAAACTGAATACGGGCGTGATGCCTTGAGCTTTACACTGAACATCCTGCGTTTCCCCAGCTTCCAAAGCCCCTTGGTGTTGCCAGACACGCTGCGTACTCAATATCGAGATCAATTGCAGGCATGGTTAGATGCCAACAGGGATTCGGAATTCTTGCACGAGCATGAAATAAATCATTTGCAACGCTTGATTGATTATTTGGACATTGTAAAGACCCCGCATTCGGACGCATTTGATATGCCTAAATTACACAATGATTTCAAACAGTTCTATACACAGTATGATGCTCGTAGATCAAAAGACTTTGGCTCAGCATTTCCCCAATTAAAAGAATGGTATAATAGTTTATGAAAATAGTCGGCACTATAGATCTTGCACAGTTCCCTGACCACGATTACGATGCTGGTAAAAAGTGGCTACGGAATCAATTAAAGAGCCTGCGAAAAAATTCTTTTGAATCTGATGAAAGAATAGTTGTTGCTCAGCAATGGGATTACTATGTAAAAGATCATGAAGAAACAGGCTTGATATTAAAAAATCTGCAGATCATGCTCAACGAAGAAGATATCACCAATTGCTTTGTGCAGTTACAGACCACTAACCCTGACATTGCACAAGAAGTACATGAGCTACAGCAAATTAACACAGATTCAAATCAAATAGAATTTCAAATAATTCCTGGACCCTACCGTCGTGAGTTACTTGATCGTCATCCTTACAGCCGGGAAGAAGAATATCAGTACGGATCTGCCAATCCCATCAAGGTAAAACTTGCAAATTTGAGTCTCAAGAAACAATTTTTACTGAGTCAAAGCAAGACCTTCTGCATGTATCCCTGGGTGCATTTGCATGCTTGGCCCAACGGTCAAGCATATCCTTGCTGTCATGCTGAAGCAAGGCCCAGCTACGGTTCCACTAGAACACAATCTTTAAAAGAGATTTGGAACGGTCAGCCCATGAAAAAACTGCGTCAAGACATGCTGAATGAAACAGCCAACGCATCATGCCAACGCTGTTATGAACAAGAAAAGTCAGGATTCTTTTCAGGTAGACAAAGCAGTAACAAACACCACGGACACAACATTGATAGAATTGATCAAACCCAAGCTGACGGCCATTTGGATCAATTTGAAATGACCTACTGGGATATTCGTTTCAGTAATCTCTGCAACTTAAAATGCCGTAGTTGTGGACATATCTTTAGCAGCCAGTGGTATCAAGATCAAGCAAAACTAGCAGGCCCAGAATGGAAAGCTCGCAACACTGTGTTAAACTATGCAGGGCGCACTGAAACTGACATGTGGGAACAACTACTGCCACATTTAGACTACGTAGAACAGATCTACTTTGCCGGGGGCGAACCCTTGTTGATGGAAGAGCACTACAACATCTTGAATGAGCTGGTCAAACGCGGCCGCTTTGATGTGCGGTTGATCTACAACACCAACTTCACTCATACTGATTTAAAGGGCAATAGTGTGTTTGACTACTGGAAACAGTTCAAGTCAGTGGCAGTGGGTGCCAGTTTAGATGCGTCAGGCGCACGTGGTGAATACATACGCAAAGGCACAGACTGGAGTGTGGTTGAACAAAATCGCAGAGACATGTTGAGTGTGTGCCCTGAAGTAGACTTTTATATCTCGCCCACACTGAGCATAATGAATGCCTGGCACCTGCCCGACTTTCACCGTGACTGGGTATCAAAAGGGCTGTTGAAGGCCCAAGACTTGAACGTAAACATCCTGCAGGATCCTGCGCATTTTAGAATAGATATTGCCCCTGCTGAATACAAAAAGAAATTGGAACAAAAGTACCAAGAACATCTGGCTTGGTTGCAGGGCAAAGACCCATTGAATCGGGCCACACAAGGCTTTGAATCAGCCATGGTATTCATGAACGCCACGGACAACACACAACTAATAGATACTTTCTGGCGCAAAACTCATGAGCTGGACAGCATACGAAATGAAAAAATATTGGATATAATTCCAGAATTGGCAGCATTAAAATGAATATACCACACGATCGATTTTGCGTACTGCCCTGGGTCAGCTTGGAAGCCAGCCCCATTGGTACTGTGCGCCCTTGCTGTCTGGCCGATGATGAACTACTAGACGATTCAGGCAACAAGTTCTCATTGCTCACAGCAGACTTTGCCAGCATACAGAACTCACAGGCAATGACACGCTTGCGTGAAGAGTTTTTAGCGGGCAAAAAGCCCCAGACCTGCAGAAAGTGCTGGAATGAAGAACGCAGCGGCCGCACAAGCAAGCGTATGCACACCTTGGACAGAATGAAGCACATGGGCATCTCAGGAGAATGGACCACTGCGGCCAAACCGCTAATGTTCTTGGATCTCAAGCTGGGCAACATCTGCAACTTGAAATGCAGAATCTGTGGCTCATGGTCAAGCTCACAGTTTGCCACAGAAGAACTAAATGACATGCACCCAGACTCGGATAAGAAAAAGACATTTCCTTATCAAATGCTACGTGCTGGCGCTTGGCCCAGAGAAAATCAAAAGTTCTGGGCAGAAATAGATTCAGTATTAAATGACATACGCTATATTGAATTCACCGGCGGCGAGCCATTTATGATAAAAGAACACTTTGCTATGTTACAGGGCATAGTGGATCGTGGTATTGCGCATCAAGTTGAAATACACTACAATACAAATGGCACACAGTTTCCCGAAGAAGCCGCAGAAATTTGGCGCCATTTTAAAACAGTGGAAATTGCGTTCTCTATAGATGATCTAAGAGCAAGATTTGAATATCAACGCACCAATGCTGTGTGGACTGAAGTGGTATTCAATATTGATCGCTTTCGCTTGCTACGTGAAGACTATCCCAATATCCGCTTGCAATGCTGTAGCACAGTGAATGTATTCAACGTGCATTATATTGATGAACTGGCGCACTGGATCGCTGAGCAGAACTTTGACTTTGTGTACTGGAACATGATGCATGATGCATGGTACTTTTCAATTGCCACGCTGCCCGCAGCAGCCAAGCAGCAGATCACTGCTCATTTACAGTCAGCAGATGTTCCCGCTCAATATCGCGAGGAATTTGATAGAATCATTGATTTTATGAACAACGGTGCGTCAACAGATGGCATGATGTTGCGAATGAAAATACGGGACTTGGATCGCAAGCGCCAACAAAACATGCGAGATGTTGCACCAGAATTTGCAGCAATTATTGATTATGACTACCAAGCCTGACACAATGTGTTTGGCACCCTGGGTGCATACATATCTAAGCCCGCAGACAGAACGGCGCATGTGTTGTGCGTCACGGGAACCTGCACAGAACTTTGAACAGTATATAGATACCAAGAGTGGCACAGGCAAGTACATTCCCGTAACACTAGAACAGCATTGGAATAGCGAGCACATGCAGAGTGTGCGCCGTAGAATGATGGCAGGAGAAACGCTGCCCGAATGTGAAGTATGCAATGATAAACTCCTTAACACAAGCGTCTATAGAGACTATTTCACGCACTTATTCTCCCATAAGTTATCTGAAATATTTGCTTCGACAACGCCGGAAGGGCGAACTACTATGGAACCAGTATCGTGGGACTATAGGTTTAGTAACTTATGTAATTTTAAATGTAGAATGTGTGGGGACATGCTCTCATCCTCTTGGGAAACAGAAGAGAAGTCTCACGCTATGGTTGATTGGTCGAATAGCAAGAACAATTGGATGGTACCCTCAGTCCGTAGTGCTATTTCGGCGTTTCAGGATAGTCAAATTGAGGCCGAATTTAGTGCTGCTGTCGAATCTCACAGAGTAGAAGAGATCTACTGGGTAGGTGGGGAACCGCTGATGTATGAACAGCATTGGCGCTACATGAAGCGAATTGTGGAGTTAGGCGATGGACCCAAATTATACGCTAGATACAATACTAATCTGTCTAGAATTAGCCATAGGGGCGTGGATCTTTTTAGGGATATCCTCAGTAATATTAGAGATTGGCAAATATGTGCTAGCCTGGATGGCACTGAGCGAATCGGTGAATATATTCGTACAGGATTGGATTATGAACAGTGGTGTAGTAATTTTGAATCAGGATTACGCTACGCAACAAACCCCAGACAAATGCGTATTGATTTTACCCTCACGCTGCCCGGAATGTTCGAGATTGGTGCAATGGAAAGATTATCACAGAAGTATGGGGTACAACTGTTAGCCAAAGTAATCTTTAGTTTCAGCCCGGATATTATAATGAGCCCACTGGCGTTACCGCGTGACTTGTTGGAGCCCTGGTTAGATGAATTGATTGCAGAATGCACAACAAACCCCATGCGGGAGTTGTTGACACAATTAAAAACACGTCCAACGTTTGAGGAGCAATGGCCTGATCAATATCAAGCCGGGCTGTCAAAAGGCCGGGCTCGTGTGTTAAAATTAGAACAAATAAGAACACAGTCTGTAACAATGACTGACATCTTGGGCGCACGCCCAGAAGTATTGAAATGGTGGATGAAAATTGCTTGATGAAATTGTAATTACATTACGGGACAAAACAGATCACTTGCTGAATGTTTACATAGACGTAGCTGACAACAGTCTCAGTCGTAAATGGCTGGCTGCACTGAATCATTTGCTGGGCTACCAATATCATTTGGAAAAGAATTACTGCTGGCTGGGCTGGGCCGAAGGCGATCGTTCAGCCGAATACATTTGTCAGCAGATCAATCACAGCATTGCAGCCATCAATGACTCAGGGCTAGACTACAAAATACAGTGCGATCCCTACACAGTTCAAAACACCATCACAGCTGACCTAGGCATTGATCATGACAGAATGAATCACTTGCATCGCTACTTCGAAGATCTGCAGGGCTGGTCAGGAGGCATCAGCAACCACTACAATTCAGCAGATCCTGCTACACGCTGGCACATACGCCAGTTAAACTTGTTGTGTCATGAACTAGAAAGTCTTGTGTTGAGCATGCGCAAGCTGGCAAAAGCACCAGAATGGCGCAGGCCAAGCCAGCTGATGTGTTGGCTAAATGCTCCACGTTTTGAATTAGAGGAATCGGATTATGATCTCTTTGGTATCGATACTATTAATCGTAGTTTGGGTGGTGTGTATGTGGGAGTCAACAAAGCAGTGGGCAAACACCATTGGGAAGTGTTCAATGACGAAGGAAGAGATAGCAGAATTGGCGAGCTTGTTACTAGCTCCCTTCGTTCGCAGACTGAGGCCGCTGGCGACTTTGATATCGAATGGGCCCGCGACCCTGGTGCATTTCCGTGGCAGATCAAACAACTGGCTGAATTCCGTACCTGGCTTCGGGCAAACGGATTTGACCCTGAGGACAAAGCACTCACAATTGGGCACCCGCAAGTGGGTCAAGTCAATCTTGCTAAAAGTTTTGGTACCACAGACTATCAAGACATATGGCGCCAATTGGCCCAACACCAGGACGTATATAAAATAAGTACTAGCAGTGCTGACGCTACATATGAGTACCGCTGGAGTGACGCAGATTATGCTGCCCGGCAAATAAAGGAATTATCATGAACTGGATCAAACAAATTTGGGCAAGAATTACCCTGGAATATCGCTATCGTAAAAAGCTAAAAGAACTACGCAAACGAGACCCATTTATCTACAAATGAAACATATTCTAGGATTTTCAGCAGGCTTTCATGATGCTGCTGTGAGCTTGATCAACAGTGACGGCGACATTGTGTTTGCCGGGCACAGCGAACGCTACAGCAAAATCAAAAATGACGCCAACATACATCCGGATCTTGTGGCCGAGCTGTATGGCTACACAATCGCTGATGTGGCCTACTATGAACGTCCCTTGATCAAGCAGCTACGTCAATTGTATTCAGGGCAGGGCATAGAGTGGAACAAACTCCGAGTGGGGCAAATTGTGCGCGATCAATTACGGCCCAAGTTACTGGGCGATGCGCGGCTGCACAGTTACAATCATCATCGCTGTCATGCTGCGGCAGGATTTCAAACATCGCCGTTTGATCGTGCCACTGTTGTGGTAATTGATGCTGTGGGCGAGTTTGAAACTGTTACTATCTGGGGAGCTGAATATGATCGAAAAGGTAGAGCTGTTTACCATAAACTTTGGCAGCAAAACTATCCGCATTCAATTGGATTATTTTACAGTGCAGTTACTGGCCGCGTTGGCCTACGCCCACTAGACGAAGAATACATCTTGATGGGCATGGCTGCTTACGGCAACCGTGATGCAAGAATTCGAATGCAGTTGGACTTGATTGAAAACGAGTGGGAAATTAGATTTCGAGAAAACTTACACACAGGCCTGGCCACAAAATATCTCAGCGATTGCTCAGACATGGACCTAGCTGCTGGTGCACAGGATCTAGCAGAAGATCTAATACTGAATGTAATGACTCGTGCTAAAAAGTTTCACTGGAGCAACAATCTTGTGTACATGGGCGGCGTGGCTTTGAACTGTGCTGCCAATCGTAGAATAGGAGGTTACTTTGACAATATTTGGATTATGCCAAACCCTGGTGATGCTGGCAGTAGCCTTGGTGCTGCCGCTTTGGCTCATGGGCATAGAATTAACTGGACTAATGCTTATCTCGGGCATGATATACCTGGCGATTATCCTGTTAATGACATTTTGGATGAGTTGGTTGTTCGGAAAATTGTGGGAGTGGCTTCCGGAAGAGCCGAGTTCGGCCCCCGCGCACTGGGAAACCGTTCGCTGCTTGCAGACCCTAGAGGCAGCGAGATCAAGGAGAAAGTAAATGAAATCAAACGTAGACAACAGTTCAGACCCTTTGCGCCAGTCATTTTGGAGGAACTGGTTGATCAGTACTTTGATATGCCTCGTGGCTTCAATAACAGCAGGTATATGCAAACAGTCGCCCATTGTCGGCGCCCTGACTTATTTCCTGCTATCGTTCACGCTGACGGCACTAGTCGCGTACAAACTGTTCCACCGGATGGAAGCGGAATCCGAAAATTACTCGAAAAATGGTATGTAATGACTGACTGCCCTATGTTGTTAAACACCAGTTTAAACATACGTGGGGAACCCATGGTCAACAACCGATCAGATGCGGATCGCTTTGAACAGTTGTATGGCGTTCGGGTTTGTAGTTGAGTTGTAACTGAATATTGTGCTCGATCATGGGCACATAGTGATCAGGCATGGCTCGCCCGTTAAAGCGTTGATAAAAGTCCTGTAAGAATTTTACATCAAACAAGCTGGAGAACCATATTACATGTTTGAATCTAATATCCAGCATGCGATATTGCTTTTCCCAGTTTTCTACATTAACAACGGAATCAAGGCCAGACAGTCCTTTGGCAGTGGCCAATCTAGATACTGTGCTATAATCACTGGGCGCAAGTTTTATCTTGATACTGTGTTCTCTATGTTTCAATATAGAAGTTGCGTTTAGTTCAGGATCGTGTGGGTTGACTTTGCCAAGCCCGTGCATTTTGTGATAATACAAATCCTGTGTTATTACATACTGTTGGTAGCAATGTTCAATTTGATCCAACAGTATTGCAGCCAAGAAATCGCCCCGAGAACCAGGGCAATAAAATATCAACAGATCCTGATGCATTTACAAATAAGTTTCTAAACCTCCACGACGGCGGATATCCTGTGTGCAACAAGATATGCCGCCGTCCCAGAAGTAGCTGTGACGCAACTCACTTATTATGGGTTCGATCCCATGCTTCCTACAATAATCAAAAACTTCTTTGTTGTATGCGCTAAAGATAACATGCGACTCATCCAACACTAAACAGTTAACATCAAACACTGTTTCAGCAACAAAGCCGGTCCACTTGGTTAGATAAGTGTTGACAAACTCTGTGAACTCTGGTGTGGGGGTTTGTCCTTGTACATACCAAGCTCCGGGGCTTTGCTCATACTTGAACTTGCCCACTTCCATTGCTGCCCAGATACTGCTATCCCAGATCTTGCATACGTCCCAACCCGGGAAGTCACGTGCCAGGTCCAAGTTAACATCGTGCTTTGAACTCAACAACACACCTGGCTTGAGAATAGCAAATACGGCATCGCCGTGTCCGTCGGTCACTGCCTCGTGAACTCGATATTCTGGACCTAACACGTTCTCCACAATCCATTTTGTTTGATCAGGGCGCAAAAAGTCTGAGTTATCAAAAAACACATCACGGCCAACACGCACAATGCAGCTCGCTGATGCACCATTTAAAATACAGTTTGGATCCCAGCCTGTGGGCCCGTGTGGATTAATCACAGTGGCACCTTGTGCTTCGTATTCTCGACACAAGCCATCAAGCTCTTGCATGGGCAACACACGAAGCAGTTTATCTCCCAAGGTGATTTGCCAATCCCTTGGCGTTAGTGGTGGAAGAGGTGCTCCAGACCCGTGTATCTGTCCTTGGATGAATCGTTCGCGATCTGGAAGATCTGGACGTCGAACCCTAGACCCAAAAGTCTCAATTGTCTTTTGCAAGTTAGTAAGATCTTCTTCAGTTTCGTATAATATTTGCTGTAATTGTTCTCGTACCTGTGGATTTTCAATAAAGTCAAAGTAGTCAGGCGTGTAAGCACGACCTACAATAACTTCTTCCAGTGGTTGCCACGATGTGTATGAATTAACTATATTGCTCATGAATTTTCCTGATCAAGCTATTTAAACGATCAGCCTTGTTGGCAACAAATAATTGTTGGTTGTGTGCCAGTTGTGACTCAGCAGCTTTGAACAGTTCGGGCAGTTGTGGCCTAGCAGCTTCTATGCTTTCACGCAGCCGTTCCCAACGCTGTGTGTGATTTGCAATGGTGTCATAACTGTTGTCCAGGATGTCATCAAACACTTGATAACCCAAGTCACGCAATACTTGTAAACTGTTGACACCACCTGCTACAAAAAACAGTTGCCCGTGCTTGATAGGCTTGAACGTTTTTTCTGTGACAAATGCACCACCACTTTGGTCTACATCAAACTGGCTTTCCAGTACAATTTGGCAATAGGCATTGGTGAAGTATTTGGGTTCCATCACAGCATGATTGTTTCTATCACTATCTGCCAATTCATCACTGTAGTACGGCGCACTTTCTAAAAATTTAGTACGATCATAACGCAAGCGACTGATCATGTCCACCTCAATAGGACAGTCTGTGTCAGCACCATACGGTGCCTCACAATAACTCCAATAACTGTTGTTTAGTAATCCAGTGCGATGCAAGTCTGACATAGCAGTGGCACGCCACCATTTGTGCAGTCTACTCAAACAAGTGAATTCTCGCTCTCTGGGTCTATGATGTATCTCACAAGGACTGTGCGGTAAGTTGCGCTGATAATACCACAGTTCAAAATCATGAAATGTAACAAAACCAGGCAATTGATCTGCGGCAGTATTACTGCTGACAAACACATAGCAGTCTGCGGGAAGCGAATGTGATTGAATCAAACGGTCCAATCTGTTTTTGATACGTCTGGGGTTGTCACCTTCATGGTACATAAACAGCACACGCATTTTTCTTTTTTGTAGTTTGTTTTTAACTTCGGCAGACATCAACTCAAAGTAATCAATTTCAAAGTCAAAAAATCCCAGGCACACAGGGTAGTAAGTATTGTCAGGCAGTTCCATGCTGATGTCATATATGTTGACATCTATGCCGTGTTCAGTGCAGTATTCCTGCAATCGCAGCGGTGTGGTATAAGGCCAGTGTTCGCCAAATTGCCGCCAGGCGGGAGTATAAGGTCTTGCTTCGTGACGTGACAGTGCAGGGTATATGCGACCCTTGATAGTTCTATCAGCTACTAGATTCAATACCATTCAACATATCCTTTAGTTCTGCCCATAGAACTTCTTCAAAGCCGCCATTGTAGAAATGATTCCAGTTGTGTTTGACAATGTCGCTGGCGCTGTGAAATATTGCATTGCGATATTCGGGTCCTAGTTCTTCTAACAGTTTAAGAGTACGAGCAACGGCAGCAATACGTTCGCTGTCATCTTCAATGTCGTCGTAACTCTCATCCCAAAAACTTCCAAATGTTTTAAATCCATAACTGCGCAAATACTTTAAACTACCTTTGGTGCCTACCAATACAAAAGGCATGCCCATGGCAATGGGTTTAAAAGTCTTTTCAGTGATATGATGTCTGCGTCCGGTGGCCACAGTTTCAGTAACCAAGTACAACATACTGTCGGCACACTGATCAAACAGGCTAAGCCAGCATGAGTGCATGGGGTGATCAGTTTCGCCAGCAAAGTTAATGGGCAACTGCTGTGCGGCAAACACCTGTTCTATGTCTGGGTATTTGCTTTTTAACGGCGCAATGGCATCGTGTATGCTGATGTTCTCTGCAGGGCACGTTTCTGGACAGCTGATATGATTGTTAGTCATGCCCAGACGGAATATCCAGTACAGCATTTCCAATCTATGCTGGCGCTCGCCAGCAATGATTCGATTGGGTGCAATAAATGTCCGGGTAGGTCTGCGTTGATCAATGGGCTGAATCAAAAACGTTTTGTCATATCCACGATACCAATCCAGTGCTGCCCAGCCATGAAAGAAATAGTAGTAGCTTTTCCATCCAAAACGAGCACACAAGGCATCAACGTTGTCGCTGTCACGTTCACTGGTGCAGATAGCACCTATCTGTTGATCGTTCTTCCAATGCAGATCTCCGTTGTCGGCTCGAACCTTTTCAAATGTGGCCATGTGGTAGTTCAAATGTATTGGCTCTTGATCAAAAAAGAATATATAATTGTGTTCGTGAACATTTTTATCGCCATAACCAATCACACTGTCGGGGTCACTACGCCCAAATGGGTCACACATCAAGACTCTAGTGCCTGGTCGATTGGCCCGTATCCAGGGCCAAAAAGTATTGTTGTAAATTTCGTCTATTCTAAGCATGTTTGATATTTTTTATTCTGGAGTAAAGCCCAATTTGTTTGCACACGAACGTGCAGCAGATAGTATTGAGCATGCACAGCAGTTGAGTCGCACCAGGTACTTTTGGTGGGTAAACTACTTATGTGATTATAGCACGTTCGATTGGGATTTCCAACCTGTGCCTTGGCAAGCAGAATACACACACTCATGGCCGTCAGCCTGGGATCAAGTGTTAGGTGCTGCCTTGGTGCCCCGACATGCTGAGTCATTACAATACTATGAACACAAACAAACAATACCGCCGCGACACTACTCAGAACATTATAAAACTCTAAAGCATTGTGAGTTTGATTACTCTTGGACACCGCATCCATGGGACCCACCTTACAAGTATGTGTTTGGTAACCAACACTGGGACGGTACTATCATGCCCACTGTCACATACACAGTGCCCGGTGCCACTGAACAAAAGTTTTTAGACTGGCCTGTAGCACAGTTAACAGCCAACAGAACCAACTGGGAAATACTTGAGCCCATAGATGAAGATGCCTGGGATTGGACTTGGGTGCCAAACCCCAAAGACCCTCCTTACATCTATGTGTTTGGCAATCAGTGGAATCCACCAGAGTTCAAGGCCAGTGTGCGTTATGTTGTACCCGGAGCAACAGAAGTCAAGTACATGGATCGTCGCACAAAACGACTACCACAAAAGCATTTGTTCACATCTAAAATTGCAGTGGCAGAATTTGATTGGTCCTGGGAACCAAATCCGTTTGATCCACCCTACATCTATGTGTTTGGCAATCAATGGTATTCTGCAGAAGTAGAACCCACTGTGGAATATCATGCGCCAGGCGCCACTGAACGCAAGTATGTGTCGGAAATCATAGCTCGTGTGCAACCTAACACCGCGCACTACTATCAACACTGTGCAATAGAATCTTTTGATTATAGTTGGCATCCAGATCCCGGAGACCCACCTTATATCTATGTGTTTGGTAATCAGTGGCATGCTGCCGAAATCATGCCTACAGTAGAGTATCGTGTGCCCGGTGCTACTGAAAAGAAATACATGGACCACCCTCGTGCAACACTGGTTCAACGGCACGACAACCACTGGCACACTGTAATAGATTGTGAGTGGGACTATAGCTGGGTGCCTGATCCTGGAGATCCGCCCTACATCTATGTGTTTGGCAATCAATGGCATGCCGCAGAGATCATGCCTACAGTTACCTACACTGTGCCTGGCGCAACAGAAAAGAAGTACATGGACTATCCTCGAGCTCGACTGCTTGAAGATATGATGTATTGGAACAACCGTAGTGAGCATAGATATCACTTTGACTATAGCTGGAAGCCTGATCCTGGAGAGCCGCCTATGATCTATGTGTTTGGTAACCAACACTGGCCAGCAGAGAAAATGCCCACAGTGGAATGGATGCACCCTGACATCACAGAACACAGTGCCATCAAGTACATGGACTATCCTACAGCAACATTGCTACCAAATAAAACATTATGGCATTTGCCCGCAGGTGTGCGTGAAGAACAAGTAGACTTTTCTTGGGTACCAGATCCAGGCGAACCTCCTTACATCTATCAGTTTGCCACACAGTGGCAAAAGACTGGCGGTCCGCAGTATCATGTGCCAGGTGCCACAGAAACCAAGTACCTTGAGCATGTGGAAGTCAAGATTGAAACTGTTACAGTACCTGTTGTGGAAATTGATCACTTGGATGGTAATACAGGTAACATTGCCAACACAGTCAAACGCATACGCTATTTTGACAACTACAGAGATACCTTGATTAGACTGTCCAAGAGCTTGGTTGGCGAGCATGAGTTTGTTTGGGTGTGTAGCAGTATCTGTGATTACACAGACTTTGATTTCAGTTGGCACCCAGAAAAATGGCAAAGCACAATGCTTCATGTGTTTGCCAGTGATGAACAAAAGTTTGGGGACACATTCTACATGCATGTTCCTACCTTTGCTGCTAGAGCAGAGAAGAAAGCCTTGTTGGAATGGTATTCGGTAAACTATGTCCCACGCATACGTGTGCCGCGGCGCCCTGTGCCTGTGATACAACACAGTGAGGACAGTCAAGTTGATGCAGTTAAAAACACAGACTGGGCAGGACCGTTAGCGTTGTTTACCACAACAGATTATGTGGACCAAGCCTTGGTCACTGTTCCGTTATGGCGTCAAGAAACCAAAACTATTACACCTTTGAGTGTAGGCGCAACGTCGGTGATTGTGCCCAAGGCATCTCGCGGCGATATCAAAACACAGTTATATGACTACCCTTACATAGACAAAACACATCGTGTGCTAAAAGACCAACCCTTGGACATTGTGTTTATCAGCAATGGTGAAAACGAAGCAGAGTTCTTGTATCAATGGTTAGTTGACAGTGTTGGTGGTAACTCATTGATCAACAATAGCTATAGAATCAAACGTGTGCAAAATGTCAAAGGTCGTGTGGCAGCATATCATGCAGCCGCTGAAGCAAGTACTACTCCTTGGTTCTTCGCAGTGTTTGGTAAGTTGCAGGTCAGCAAACAGTTTCCTTGGGATTGGCAACCGGATCGTATGCAACAGCCCAAGCACTACATCTTCCATGCAAAGAATCCAATAAACGGTTTGGAGTATGGTCACCAGGCCATGATTGCATATAACAAGAAGTTGGTGTTAGAAAACACCGGAGTGGGATTAGACTTTACACTGGATCAAGCACACGAAGTTGTTCCTATTCTAAGCGGACAAGCAAATTATTACACAGACAATTGGATGTGTTGGAGAACTGCATTTAGAGAATGTATCAAACTCCAAGCCAGTTTACCAGATGTAGAAAACGAATATAGACTCAACCAATGGCTTGAAGTAGATTTTAGTGCTGGACAATGGAGCATGAAAGGTGCCGAAGATGCTGTAGAGTTCTATGAGTCTGTAAATGGCGATCCCACCGAACTCCGCAAGAGCTACGAGTGGGATTGGCTTGCAAGTTATGCGTTTATGAAGCGTAACTTAGTTCCGTAATTTAACAAGTTGTTCCTGTATAATATTATAAATTTTTTGGGTGTCGGACGGATACTCTGCATGTTCGAATAGTATACCATTGTATAAACGACACACTTTGGATAGATTATAATTCAACCATGCTTGTTCGACAATGGTACAATCAACTGTTGTAAGTGTGTTTGCAAAAATATCATTTAATAAATTATTGCATTTAATGTAAGACTGATAGCCTTGATTCACTTTTATAAATTCACTCCAGAGATCAAATAGAGATTGATCTGGGAAGAATGTTTGATTTAAAAATGTAGCAAGATTGGATAAAGCTACGCAAAAGTCTTTGAAAGAAAAGAAAGCATCAAAAGGAAATTCAAATATTGGATTGTTGATTTGCTTAAACTCTTTGTAGTGATTCGCAAAAGTGGCTCGTTCGTTAAATTTGCTATACCAATCGTTTCTTAGATACACTGCATTGTTGCGCACAGTTTCGTTAATGGCGAGCATTTGCCTTTCAAAACCAACATCGCCTGCTTTATACATTAGATTAGTTAATGCAATAAAAAACATATTATCATTGTTGGTATCGATTACAATTCGAATAATAATATCGCGATTTCTGATTACAAGATTATATTCTGGACTTGAAAAATGTCCGCAGTGAATCATTCGATCACGATAATAGTTTTCGTCGGGGGCATGGGCTGAATATGTGGGAGGTTTGAATATGCTTGACTTACTCGGTGTAGTTTGCATGACATAAACATTAGCAACATATTCAAGAAAGTGCCCGTGAGTACTGCCGTGAAAGTCAATTTTAATCATTTTGTTATTTCTAACACCGACTTGATAATGTATTCTACTTCCGAATCTGTAAGCTCGGGATAGATAGGTAAACTCAGCGCACGACGAGTTAACGAATAACATGCACCCAACATGTCCGGCGCAGGATACTGACGATAAGCAGAGTGCTCGGGCAGCGCATGTTCGTAATGGACTTTGGTCTCAATGCCCCGCTCTGCTAGCCGGGATTGTACTTCATCCCTGTTGTCTACTTCAACCACAAACTTATGGAACGCATGATTGTGAAAGTTTGTGTCATCGATCAAACAACGTAGATTTGCATCCTTGAACCCGTCTATGTATTGCAACGCAATGTCTTGACGACGATGTTGCCATGAATCTATGTGTGCTGCCTTGATCATCATAGTAGCACAATCCAGTTCACTCATGCGTGAGTTAGATCCTGTACCTCTGTGGCCAGTGTGTTTGCCATTGTCTCTGTAGTCTTTTGCAAAATCAGCAAGATCATCTACATCAGTGACCACAGCACCGCCATTGCCATGGCAGGCCAAGTTCTTCATAGGGTCAAAGCTAATGGCAGCACCGTTGCCAATGCGCTTGCAATCAGCAGCCAGCCAGTGTTGTGCTGCATCTTCAATTACTAATGTACTATCTTTGATCCATCGTTGCCAATGTCGTACACTCATGTGGTGAGTTACGGCTGTACCATACAAACCCACTACTACAATGGCTTGATAACTTAGGTTGTGTGGGATAGTGTCGGGATTGATCAATCCATAGTTGTCTACGTCAGCAAAGTAAACGTCCCAGCCTGCACGAACGAATGCATTGGCTGTAGCAACATAGCTCACAGCAGGCAACACAACAGTGGGCGGGTTTATGTTCTCAAGTTGTATCCAATAGGCAGCAAGTATCTCTAGAGCCGTGGTGCCCGAGTGGCATGTCACAGCATGCTTGACACCATTCTTGTTGGCCAGCCAACTTTCAAATGCCTGTGTGTACTGCCCGTTCATAAGCTGACCAGAGCTTAACACCTGGTCAGTTGCATACAGTATTTCTTCGCGTAGATTTTTATACTGTCTTTGAAGACCAGTAAATGCTATTTGAAAGCCACTCATAATATTTCTGGAATCCTTCTTCAACATCTACTTTGGGATCGTAACCTAAAATAACTCTGGCACGGTCGATGTTTAATGCGCCACGGCTAGGAAAGTCTGCATCTTTATCGCGACATTCGATGGTGCCCTTGCCCACAATCTTAACAATCATTTCGGCGGCGTCAAGCAAGCTAACGGAATGCGATTTGGTGATGTTGTAAGTATTGTTTCGCGCCATGATGCGAGTCGCAGCCGAAACAATTCCATCCGCAGCGTCATCGACATACGTAAAGTCAAGAGTTTCTCCCGCTCCGTTGACTCGGAGAATTCCACCACGCATCGCGGTGAGCATAAACTTTGCCACAACACGATCCTCCACATCCAAAGGGCCGTATACAGCACTCGGGCGTATAATCGCATAATCAAACGCACCTCTACGGTGGTAGTCTTTGACAAGGTCTTCTCCTGCTAATTTCATGATGCCGTACTGCCCAATAGGGTGACAATCGTCATCTTCTAACACTTGGTCTTCAAAGTCGCCGTAGACCATTGAGCTGCTAATATATACCACCCGCTCAACTCGGTGTTTTTTGGCACTCTCGCAAATGTTGATCAACCCCTCCATCATTACCCGCGCACCATTGGCAGGATTTGCATTGACAACTTTTTGTCTTGGGAAGCTGGCCATGTGAATAACGACCTCGGGCAAGGTCTTTTCAAATGCTTTGTCTACAGCTTCAGCATCTGCAATGTTTTCTAAAAATACCAATGTATCCGGAGCAATCTTTTTTTGACGTTCGGTCATTAGATAATGCAGCTCATCTTCTGGAACAATCCCGTAGTTGGTGCAGTTGTCAATAATGCTGACATCATGCCCCATGCCTTGCAATTTGTTAACAACATTGTGTCCAATGAGGCCCATGCCTCCAGTTACTAAAATTTTCATTTTTTACTCCATTTCATTTGATACCACATGTAAAGTTTTTCATCCATTACAGCAAAACTTCCTGCTCGACTGTGATCCCAGTATTGTCCGGCTCGGTACGTTCCTGCAGGACCAAAGGTTGCAACCATCCATTCATATCGTTCATGCCCCATAAGACCGGGCAGTCTGTACAGGGTCATAGGCACAAATTGTTCACCATCCCATACTTGCTTCTTAACTGGCTTTGGAAGAGTGACTTCTACATCTACATATTCAATCTTTTGAGTCCACATATTTGAGCCTCCAAAAGGTTTCGTTTTGTTCGCTGAGTCGAGCCACAATGTCATAGCGATGACCGTAGCTTGCATGATCCATTGTTCTGTGCCAATAAGGTTGTTCTACAGCATGCTCCATTACAAACTTGCCTGCTTCGGTTTGTTGCCATTTGTATATAGGATCTGCTACCCACAAGTCTGGATCTTCTACATCGCCTAACTTAATAGTGTGTACTATGACATCGCGAAACGCCACAGCTTTGCCGTCGATTATTTTGACTTGATACGGTTGCCAGTGTCTGGGTTTAGGGTAATCTTTGTTGCCGATCATGTGCTAGTATAGCACAACGATTATGATTGTGCAACCAAGTCTGATGCCATTGGAAAAATTGCAGCAATAGCTTGAGCACAGGCTCGAGCAATTTGTTGATGCTCTTTTTGTGTGCCATTGGCAGCACGTAGTTCCATGTAATGGATCCAACTGCGCAAAGTACCATTCATGTACATGCGACTGATAGTAAGACCTTCAGGCAACACAGCACGAGCTTGTTCTTTGGCAATGCCGTTTTTGATAGCCCAAGAATATTCTTGTTTGACACTGAACAAAACACGCTGTTGAGCACGTTCCCATTCATATGCCAGCAAACGTTGTTGCTCGTCTGTCATGTCAAACTCTACACTATTCTGTCTATTCTTTGTGTCCTGGAATCTTGCCTCACGTAACACAAACGCTTCATCGAGTTCAGCTGTAGGATCAGCATATCGCTGGGAAAACTCTTGAAAGCTGAAACTTCTGTGACGTAGTATCTGGCGGGCAATATCTCTTGTTGTGACGATTTCGCAACAAGCTGAGACCATTTCCAGTGGGCTCCAGTGTTGGTGTTTGACAAGATACTTGATGAGTTTTTCGCTTGTTTCTGTGTTGAACTGATTGGCTGGGTTGGACACACGGGCGCAATACGCAATAAGTTCCTGAGCGTCGTTGACACCTTGGTCTGCAAACTCTGCGGTGGGTTGACTATATGATACAAGTTTGACCTTCATTTGAGTTTTTCTAAAAGTTTATCTGTTTCGGGTTGAACAATCTCGGCAACAAGTGCGGCATCAACTACAAAGTCAATATCGCGAACATTGTCACCAAGTTCGCTTAGTGTACGGGTCAAGACTATCTCTAGTTCTTCGATGTCAAGTCCCTGTCGACGTAGTGTTGATAAGTTAATGGTTTTCTGACGTTTACCATGTAACCTGACCACTACCTTTTTAATGCATTCAAGTGGGACTTCGGTCTTGTTTACTTCATTGATGATGTGTTCCCACTTGGCAAGGAACTCATCACTGAACTGCATTGGCGTCTACTGCCTTGACTTTAGGAGGACGGCCACGACGTGGTGTACTAGCAGGGGCTTCGGCCACTACAGGCGCAGAGTAATCATTTAAGTTTACACTAGGATGCATACGTTGTGCTTCCTTTTTCATGCGAGCGGCTTCGGCAATCATGCCTTTGGCTTCTGCTTCCATGCGCTTGGCTTGGTTCAGCATATTTACTGCCAATGTCTTGTCATCAAGAGCAGAGTTAGGATCGCTACGCAATGGCTCAACAGGCGGAACATCTTGTTGACCGCGTTCTTGGCTGCGTTTGAATTCAGCTTCAGCTTTGCGTTTGGTATATGGATCAACAATGCCACTGCTGTCATCTAGTTCTTTGAGCCTATCAATAGCAGCCTGGCCGCTTTCCATTTCTTTGATGATCTTGTTCATCTCATCTAGTTTTACTGATGCAGTAGCAGTTGGTGTAACGATAACTTGGTTGGTTGGTACCTTCTTGATCATGCCTTCGCGATGCAATGCTTCAAGTTGTGGTCGACCATCGGGCAAAAGATTGCGGTGCAATGCATCTGCTAGGTTAGTGGCTTGCTGCCCAACTTCACTCTCCAGCGTCTTCATAATAGAGTTATGGATGTGTGTTGGCAGTGTTTCGGGATATACCACGAGACACATGTGATCTTCGTTTGGTACTTCTCTAAATAAAATAGCAACCTTGCGGTCACCGTGTCGTCCGATATGTTTAAGCATTTGTTTCTCCTTGAGTTTGAGTCTGCTGTTGTGCTGCCTGCGCCGCAGCCAGGAAGCCTGTTAATTTTTCATGTATTTCACTGACAGCTCTTAGTTCTGCAATACCTTTGAAAGCACTGCGGGAAGCGGCTGCTTCTAAAAGCTGATGTATTGAAGCCAAATCGGCGACAGTAAGTTGTGCGTTTTCCATGTAGATATTTACTGTCTAAATACCACAGGAATTTATTTTAATCGGTGTTTTGGAGAAATTCGTTTAGTCGATGCACAGCTTCGTCAAAGTCTACGGCCCAGACCTTGGCTTCTAAGATGTTGCCAGTTATCTGCAGATCAAAAGGAACGACTCCGCGAAAAGCAAAGTCGTCAGGTAGTTCGGTGGTCACTGTGAATTCTTGCAGGTGCTTGGCCCTGAAGATCAAATTGGTTGCCATGTCAGCTGAGTTCATTTAAAAGCCTTTATGTCTTTGTGCTTAACAATGAGCATGTTATGCACTTTGTCATTGTACTTAATAGGCAAGTCTAAGTGAACAGTAATTTCAGGACCATCCCGTTCGTTGAGCATACGGTCATTGCCCACAGTGCCTACAAACGGAATCTTGTTCCAGTGCCCAAAAACACGATCGCCAATAAACCATTTGGGCTTGTATCCAATACGGTTAAAGTAATCTGTTTGTGTGCCCATTACAAGATCTTCTTGTCCCGGATCATTTGTTCAAAGTGATCCCATAGCACATTGAACTTGACTTCGTATACTTTTGCCAGCGCAAGCCATTGCTCTTTAGTTATGTCCTCGCGATTAGCAAACGCTTCTATGTCATCAGTGACATGCCAGCAGTGCATGATCTCTTGCTCAAAATCAAATCTGTCCATTACCATTCTTCCTTTGCTTTCTTTGCTTCACTCACAATCTTCTTGCCTAGTTCCCACAACGGATACCAAAAGTATCCTGCCACAAATCCCCAAGCAAAAGGCCCTAGTGCGTCTAAAAAGGCACTCATACAATCCGTCCTATCCCTAGATAAATCAAGTCATCCAGTTCACGTTGGTAGTCTTGTCCCAGTCTGCGCTTTTGATAGATTGCTGTGATCAGCTCGGTGCCAGTTTCACTAGACACCTCCATACCCATACCACGCTTTTCTAACTCTTCGACTAGGTCTTCTGTGTCAAAGTCGTCTAGGTCTACATCAACATAGGTTTCAACTAGTACTTCGGGCATTTTACTTTCCTACAGGCAAGTTAGGAACAACACCTGCACCAAGCACCAGTGTGCCACCTCGGAAGTTGCGAATACCTTCAGCAAGAATAATCTGTGCTTCAGCCTGCTTCATACGGGCTTGTGCATCCATGTATTGAATAGCACCAGCATTGGAGTTCAGTGCGGCAATGCGTCGAGCTTCGGCCTGTGCAGTTGCCACTTCAACTTCTTTTTGCTTGAGCTCGTTCTTGGCTTTGACCAATTCATTGGCACTGGCAACAATAGCATCAGCAGGCACAATGTTACGGATCAACACTTGACTAACATTGATCATGCCGTCTAGCTTTTCTTCTGCAAGAGTCTTGACAACGATGTCACGGATATCCGCTTCCATTGTTTGACGATTGTCTGCCATATCCAATGCTTCGTATTTGCGTGATGCTTTGTAGATAGCATTGCGAGTTGCATTGAAAACGTAGTTATACATTAAGTAAACATCGCCATCGTGTCGGGCATGAAAGGATTTGTTTTTGGTGTTATACAAATCGCTAACATTGGCTTGGTTAATGTTATACACAACCACAGCATCAAAGTCCTTCATTGTGCTATTGTCCTTGGCCAACGGAGTCATGTCCTCAACTTTAACAGTAACATCCTTGATTGGGAATGTAAGCACATCTCCTACAATAACTTGATTGAACGATCCGGGTAGCAGTTCATTGCCGCTGACCTGTTTGTCAAAACCTACACGCAAGCCGACTTCACCAGTTTCAATACGAGTACAACCCGTTGCCAAAACTGCGGCGGCAAGAATAGAGAGAGTCAAAATACGCATTATGTTTCCTTAAAATAAAACAACAAGGGTGATTAAAAACACAAATGTAAGTATAGCACAGAACGCACTATATGCCAAGAGCTTTGTTAAAGCCCATTGCTCTTGGCCGGACATTGCTCTAAAAGTACGAATACCAACGAAGAACAATCCAAACACAACAGCAAAAGCCAGCACAACTCTGATCATTGACACACCTTTAAGATATCATCTGCGGGCATTGACGCTTTGATAGCTTCCAGTCGGCATTGCGAGTTTTGGTGTTCGCTCCAGGCCATTCCTGCTACCGGCAGACCAATAAAAGCCGCGCACAACAGTATTACCCATTTCATATCAGTGTCCATATCCGCTCCTTAAGGAAAGTCTGGGTTGCGTTCAGATTCCATGGGCACAGTGCGCCACTCGGACCATTGCATGTTTTTGGCACTGTCGGGAAAAGGCCCGAGCCCAGCATACACAGTGACATCCACTTTCTGCCGATACTGCAAAACCTTTTCACCAACTACAGGCACATACCAACGCATTTCAATCATTACTTTGCTTCCTCGTAGTAGGCATATTGACCAAACGGTGGGACAATAGTTGTAGTACCATGCAAGATGAACACTGTCTCGGTATAGTTTTCATCACCCCACGAACCAAACGGGTAACCGTCTGTGAACATCACAAGGCGCTTGGGTTCGATCTCGTTTTCTTTCAAGTAGTTGTACACACAATCAAAGTCTGTACCACCACCACCTTTGACTTCGTAGTCGCAGATACTATCCAAGTTGTCTGAATCGTACTGTGCAGGGTTGTATGCATCGGTATCGAAAGTGATCACATGAATCTTGTAAGCAGGGAACGAGTCCATGATGCCTTGGATTTCACTCAAGAAGTCCTTCAACATTGATTCGCTGATCGAACCAGAAGCGTCCAATGCCACAGCAATATCGATCATGGGATCTTGATTGCGACCGGGCATGACAGCATCCATGTGCCAACCTTTGCGGCTTGCTCGCATCCAGGTGTAGTCTGACTTGATGGTCGACTCCAATTGCATACGCAACAGTTCACGCCAGTTCATCTTGGGCTCAGTAAGCTCTTGAATCAGTCGCTTGACGCCTGCAGGCAAGTTACCAGCACCGTCTACAGTAGCGGCCGCCGCCAACATGGCTTCCTTGATCTCATCGCGGATAGCTTGCTTTTCAGCTTCGCTTAACTTAGGACGACCCTTGCCTTCACCGTCTTGGTCACCACCATCACCGTCGGCATCGCCTTCGCCATCCAAGTGCTCGTCGATCAACTTGTCGATGAGGTCGCTCATGTTGATTTTTTGTGCGTTCTTCATCAAGTCATCATAGACTTCTTCGGAGCTCATGCCATCATACTTGCGATCATACAAGGCAGGCACTGTGGTAATCAACTCGCCAACATTGTGTTTGACCAAGTCACCGTTGACACAGAAGTCGTTAGCAATGTTCCAAATCTGAGGATCGCGATCGCCACGGCGTCCGAAGTGATCATAAACACAGTGCAACACTTCGTGACCAAACAAGAATTCAATTTCTTTGGGACGCAACATTGCAATGAAACGCGAGTTGTAATAAAAGTGGCGTCCGTCTGTTGCGGCAGTTGGGCACCACTCGTCAGCATTGACCAACTTCAAACGAGTGGCCAAGTTACCAAAGAAGCTGGCTTTCAACAGCAAGCCCACACGAGCAGTGATCAACTTTTCACGCACTTCGCGATCTAACTTGGGCTCCATGGGACCAATGAGATTAGCGAATTTTTTAGCATCTTCTTTGGTAGCAGTTGTGCCTGCGGTGCGAGCATGCAGAATGTCAGGGTTAAAATATTGCATGTGGGTCCTTTGTTGTTTATGTGTATATTATAGCAGAATGTGATTTATTCGTCAATGCCATTCGTTGCCACGGTTGATTTCTTCGTCAGTAAATGCACCACCACTGCGGTCAGGATTCAATGCCCAACTATCTTGTGTGGCTTTTTCGCAACACTTCTCAACATCAAACAAAATCACTTTGAGTTCGTTAATGTTGATAGTAAGGAAATCAGCGACAGCCTTTAATGCCATGTCCTCACCATCACGCAAACCAACAAAGGTTCGTTCTTTTTGGATAGCTTCTAAGTAGGCTTCCTTGCCGGCGATTGTGTTCTTCAGATTGTCGCGTACGGTGTAGATATTCATTTTGACTCCACTTTTCCGTTGAGTTGTTTTGCAATTTTTTCTGCCTGGGCACGGCTCCGGAATGTTTGAGGCTGACGCACAAAAGTGATCTTGCCACTGCGATCGTATTCGTTACGACCAACTGCAAACTTTGCATCATCCTGGCCCAGTGTAATCACATAAAACATATTGGCTCCTTTTTGCTGTCTATGTGTATATTATAGCAAATTGGGCATTTTTGGTCAACCAAAAAATGTAACCCAAAAAGTAATACTCAAGTATTACAAATTTAGGTACTTTAACTGGAACCAACTTTGGGCTTGCTCACTGTAAAAGTCCAAGCAAACCTGTTCCTCATAGTGCATTCTGGGTTCACTGGGGTGGCTGATTTCGTGTGGGACTAGGCCTTTGTGATAGCGATATGTAAACCCTAACTCACGACGCATCCTTGGCCTAACAGCCATGCCCATACCAAAGTCCCGCAAAATCTTGGCGTAGATGTCTGACCAATCTCCAGGCTTATGGAAGATGATTAGATTCTTTTTAATCGTTACTTTGTGCATGGGCTAACTGAAACCAACTGAGTTCTTTATCGCTTGCCAAGTAGATTCGATAGTCGTTGTATTGCACAGAATAACTCCAGTGCTGGTTAATATCTTCGTCTTGCACCACAGTATTGGCGGTGTTTGCTCTGCGATTTATTAACTCTTGGCGAGTCACAACATCTTGTGTCCAACCCCATGTTTGGTTCATCCAACGTCTTGCACGATCAAAGTCTAACACGCCAGAGCCTTTCCAAGTGCTTTTAGAAAACTCTAGCATGTAAGCAAATTGAGCACACCAACTGTGTCGACGATCTAATTTCGTTACTTCGTATCGCATAGTATAAAAAGGAAAGGGCTGTGTAGTCCACAGCCCGTGTATTTAATCTACACAGCCCTTTGACCTTTAGGCGCTAGCCTGCAAGATGTACTTGCCAAAACGTGAGTGGAACTCGTCAAAGTTCTTCAACTTGGTTGGGAGGAAGGGCAAGTCGTATGTGGTCAACGCAATACGAGCACCCATCACAGTCAACTCAGTCTCAAAGTTCTTCATCATGTAAGCCAGGAAGTTGTCTGCCATTTCATGGAACTCTTTTTGCTCCACTTTGTTTTCAACAGCGGCCTTGAGTTCGTAGCACATGCTAATAACCAACGAGTACATAGCACTGACTTCTTTGACTTGCAAGTCCTTGACCTTGCCCTTCAAGATGTCTTGTGGGTTTGGCATGCGGCTTGCAACCTTGCGGTGGCTCATAAACTTCACTGCCAAGCCTTCGCCAACAGTACCAGCAACCAAGTTGGTCAAAGTTTCGTCATCCACACCATCGCTCAACAGCTGGCTCACAAAGCTCCATGAGCGTGGTGTAGCAAAGGCTCGCGAACTTGACTTAGAATCAAAGTCGTACAAGTCTTGCTTGGCAAAGCTCAAGTAACCCACAACGTCTTTGTGGATCTTGTTCATCACAGCCCACTCTTGCCACGATGCAAAGTCCACCTTCATCTCTTGGTGGATGAAGCGGTTTGCCAGCGGAGTTGGCATGCGATATGTAACACCTTTGTCGCTTTCACGGTTACCTGCGGCAACCATAACAACATTGTCAGGCAACACATACTTGCCCACACGACGGTTCAAAATCAGCTGATAAGCCGCGGACTGAACTGAAGCAGGAGCCGAGTTCATTTCGTCCAAGAACAACACCACGATAGGGTATTGTGCCGCAGTTTCTGCATCGGGCAAGTCAATAGGAGGTGCATACTCCATGACATTCTTTTCTTTGTTATAGAAAGGAATACCACGAATGTCTGTGGGCTCCATCTGACCCAAACGCAAGTCAATCATCAAGCCGCCAAGTTCTTTGGCAATGCCTTCAACGAGTTCACTCTTGCCGATACCGGGAGGACCCCACAAGAACAAGGGACGCTTGACGCGGAATGCTTCGAGCAGGGATTTGCGAGCTTGAAGCGCGGTGACTGTACGACTATCTGACATGGGCTGTGCCTTTCAAAAAAAAAAATAAAACTAACTAAACAAGTCTCTATTATAACAGCAGTTGATTTTGTGGTCAACTGTTTGATGTTGCAAAAGGACTATTTTCTTCTACTTCATAGATCCAACTAACAGGAATCTCCAAAGCATAAGCAATATCCACAGGATCCTCGCCACGCTCAAGGCGCTCACGAATCATTGCATCTAGTTCACTCATTTTACTCATTGCAGTTCCTTTGCTGTCTAAGTGTTTCTATTATAACAAAATGCTATTTTATGGCCAAGAAAAACCCTACGCATTGTAGGGTTTAAAATGTAGTACTTCAGTATTACCGGTTACGAATCCGGTGCAAGCATTTGGTTCTTGCCGCTCGACGCTAGCGCCTCATTTCACCCGTCGGATACTTCAGTATGTAAAACAGTGACCAAGGTGCAACGACACCTTACATTGCAGGACCGTTGCCGTTCCTGAATCCTATTGTACCGCCTTCAGCTTCGATGCGCTTGTACACATCTTCTAATAAGATAGGACGAAAATCAGTTTGTTCCACGCATACGCAGTGGTAACGCACGTCGTTCTCTGTGCCATATAACACAGTGCCAGTCTTGGCATCTACACCACGAGCCCGCTTCACACGAGTGGCGTGTAAGTGTCCGTGAATGTTGGTACCAAAGCGACCAATGCTGGCTTCATGCACAGGGATATGACTCAAGATCATTCCGTTTAACACATGGTATGCTCGTAACTCACGGAAGTACTGTCTGTACTCGTCGTCACGAAAGATATCATGGTTACCACGGATTAACACCTTGTCGCCGTTTAAGCGAGCTAACGTAGGTAATGCCTTGCGGTTGATAACTACGTCACCTAAGTGATAGACCTTGTCGTTAGGACGAACAGTGTCGTTCCAACGACGGATCATTTCCTCATCCATCTCATCAGGATCATCCCAAGGGCGTAACTTCACCTCAGGGTCATCGGGGTGTGTAAAGCGACACACGCCGGCATGGCCAAAGTGTGTGTCACTGACTAAAAATGTTGCTGGCATTATATATCTCCTTCTCGGGTTTTGGGAATCACAAAACCCCAATCTGTTGTTTCACCATTGATGGTGTGTTTTTCGTTTTCATCGTAGGTCCAACCCAGGGCCTTCATCATTTTATGCTTGACCAGCAAGTTGGGACTGCGGAAAGATTCAGTGTCCCGGAAGCCCAGCATCACACCGACTTCGCATACTGCACCACTACGACAAACGCCTGCATGGCAGTGAACAATCACGTTCATGCGTTGTTCTTGTGCATGTTGCAACAGACGAACAAGTTCTTGAGCCTGTGCATCTGTGATCTTTGCTTCGTCGGGAAAGCGGTCATCGCGCTCTGCATCCAAGAACTCAAACTGATGTGTTTCGCGGAACTGATACTTGGGCACAGGAAACTCGTATGCGGGATCCACAATTTGAATCAGCATGGAGTTAAAACCAGGGTCAATATGAAACCCTTGGCGTATGTCGCTCATGCTAACATTTTGAATCCACATAGAAAAATCTCCTTTAATGCGTTATTATAGCACTAAAGGAGATTTTGGTCAACCAGTTTAGTACCGGTAAGTTTCGGGTTTGTAAGGACCGTCAACTGTAACACTAATGTATGCCGCTTGTTTAGGCGTTAGTGCTGTGAGTTCTGCACCAATCTGCTCCAAGTGCAGTCGTGCAACCTTTTCATCTAGATGCTTGGGCAACAAATACAATTTGCCTGCTTCATAGCGATCGGTATTGTTGTACAAATCAATCTGTGCCATGACTTGGTTAGTAAAACTGTTTGACATCACATAGCTAGGGTGCCCAGTGGCACAACCTAAGTTAACCAGTCGACCTTCGGCCAACAAGATAATGCGCTTGCCGCTTGGGAAGATGATGTGATCCACTTGTGGCTTGATGTTTTCCCATACACAGTCCTTGATGCCAGCAACGTCAATCTCTGTATCAAAGTGACCAATGTTACAAACGATAGCATTGTTCTTCATTGCATCCATGTGCTTGCGGGTGATAACATCAACGTTGCCTGTGGCAGTTACAAAGATGTCGCACCTGTCTGCGGCATAGTCCATTGTGACAACACGGAAGCCTTCCATGGCAGCTTGCAAAGCACAGATAGGATCAACTTCTGTTACCCAGACTTGTGCGCTGAGTGCTCGCAATGCCTGAGCACTTCCTTTGCCCACGTCTCCATAGCCAGCTACCACAGCAACCTTGCCTGCAATCATAACGTCTGTGGCACGTTTGATAGCATCCACTAAACTTTCGCGGCAACCATACAAGTTGTCAAACTTCGACTTGGTCACACTGTCGTTTACGTTGATAGCAGGCATCCGCAGTGTGCCAGCGGCAATGCGTTCCAACAACTTGTGAATACCTGTTGTGGTTTCTTCTGTAACACCTTTGATACCCGGAATGAGTTCAGGATGCCGGTCATGGATGTAACCAGTCAAGTCATGTCCGTCATCCAAGATCATGTTGGGTGTCCAGCCATCTGGTCCACGAACTGTTTGTTCAATGCACCACCAGTATTCTTCTTCTGTTTCGCCTTTCCAAGCAAACACAGGAATACCTCGCACAGCAAGAGCAGCCGCGGCTTGGTCTTGTGTTGAAAAGATATTGCATGAACTCCAACGCACACTGGCACCAAGTTCAATCAAGGTTTCGATTAGCACTGCCGTTTGAATGGTCATGTGCAAACTGCCCACAATACGTGCGCCTGCAAGAGGTTTTTGTCCAGCGTATTCACGGCGAATTGCCATTAGGCCTGGCATTTCGTGCTCGGCAATGGCAATCTCTTTGCGGCCCCAGTCTGCGAGGCCGATGTCTTTAATTTTGTAGTCCATTTATTATTTGTAGTTACGTGTTCGACGTCGAGGTTCAACGTCTAAGTTCTTAGTTAGGTACTCACGCCCAACCTTACCGAACTCAATTTCCTTCAATGTAGTTAGCACATGTCCGTGCTTGCTTTCGATTTTTGGAAGATCGCCACGAGCAAGCTCACGGCAACGTCTTGCGGCAATTAACACTAGATCATATCGATTGCCAACCTGTGCTACTGCATCCTCGCTAGTAAGACCCAGAGTTGCGGCGTATTCAAGTTCTTGTTGCTTATTCATCATCTTCCTTTGTTGTTAAACCGTTTGAATGTCTATCTGTTTTTTGATCCAAATCTTGGAACAATCGCTTTTCTTGCGCTGTGAGCTTGTCTTTGTGAGTCTTGCGTGGATTGCCACACAAGAAACAATGCGGATTGCCGCAGTCCATGGCATGATGTTTTGCCAGTCGATGTGGTTGTTTAATGTTTTGTTGATTAAACGTACCATGTGATTTGGCAATTTTTACTTGCCGGGCAATAGCCACGTCAGTTTTGTGACGTCGACGTGAGTTGATGTATTTTGCTAAATCGTTGCTCATGCTGTATTATATCACCTTTGCATTAATGTGTCAACAAAATTCAGCAGTAATTGGTGATGTGCGCCACCATGATATCGGTTACGCATCCAACTGTGTTGTTGATACCAAAACGGCTCACTTTCGGGATGACATCCAATTACGCCAACTCGATTTTGGATAACAGCCATTGGATCACCATTGGCATAGGTTGCCACAGTGTCAAAATTACTGGGATCTCCAGCAATGGCACAACCATCATAAAAATACATTTTTTCAGGGCGCCCTAACCAAGTTACATCTATTGCTTTTGGATGTGGACGTCGGGTATCAGTGTTGGGTCGTGTAATGTATTGCACTGCATCAGCATTTTGCAGCAGATTGAAATACTCACGTCCAGCCCAGTACGCACCCATGCAGATACCAAGATATCTGCCACCACGACGAATGTACTCAGTAATAAATTTAGTTTTTTTACGGTCTCGAAAGAATCTATGGTAGCTCTCACTATCGCCCACACCTCCGGGAAACATAACCATGTCTACATCGTCCAGTGTGTCGCCTTCGCATTGACCTTCGTTGAACAATTTAAACTGGTAGTAAGGCGACAAAGCCCCGATTACTCCGTTACAACATTGTAAGCTACAATGCGGATGTCGAGTAAACAGGGCCAGTTTTGGTCGATAGTGCATTGACTATTTAACCGAAATAAAAATGCTGGTTACGAGTTCCAGCGGCACCCAATCTTGTGCCCGGTTTATATTGTGTATTGCTGTTGAATTGTTTTGACAATTTGTTCCACTTGGTCTTCGCTATACATAGCGACATTTGACCAAACTTCTTGTTCGGGCCCTCTGTGCCACAATGCAATTACATCATAGGTCCCGGCTAAGTAACCATCTATATTACTTTTACGAGTCCATCCAATGGGTTTAAATTGTTCTCTAATAGACATTATTTTATTTGACTCCAAACACGATCACGTATTTGCTTGGTAAGACTGTCGGGCAAATGCACGTAGTCAAGCTCTTCACTCATCTTACGTCCGTTCTTAAATGCCCAGTCAAAGAACTTCAACACAGCTTGGCTTTGTTCTTTGTTGTCGGGATTCTTGTACATGATGATGAAGCTAGCTGAACTTACCGGCCATGCGTTGGCGTTCTTTTGATCTACAATACTCACCCCCATGCCTGGTACTGAGAACCAATCGGCACCATCAGCTGCGGCAGCAAATGTTAGATCATCTGGGCTAACGTACTTGCCTGCTTTGTTTTGTAACTGTAGGAATGTCATGTTGTTTTTCTTTACATAAGCATACTCAACATAACCGATACTACCTTTGATTCTGTTGACGTTGGCAGCAACACCTTCATTGCCTTTGCCACCTACTGAACTGGCAGCTGGCCACTTCACAGCGGCACCTTTACCTACTCGGTCGTTAAACTCTTTGCTGACTGTGCTTAGGTAGTCTGTCCAGTTGAATGTTGTTCCTGACCCGTCTGCACGATGTACTACAGTGATGGCTTCATCTGGTAGTTTCTTGCCTGGGTTTAATGCAACTAGTTTTGGATCATTCCACTTGACAATGTTGCCCAAGAATACATCTGCCATAACAATGCCTGTGATCTTTAGTTCACCTGGCTTGAAGCCATCCAAGTTCACCACAGGTACAGTACCACCGATGATTGCTGGAAATTGTACCTGGCTATTTTTGTCTAAGTTTTCACCCGACACTGGTGCATCACTAGCACCAAACGCCACTGTTTTGTTGTTGATCTGACGGATTCCACCAGAACTACCGATTGATTGATAGTTGAGGCCGACTCCAGTTTCTCGTTTGTAGGCTTCGGCCCACTTAGCATAGATTGGATATGGAAAAGTGGCACCAGCACCTGTGATGTCTGCTGAATGTGCCACTAGTGTGATTGAGGCTAACAATGTAGCAATGATTTTTTTCACAAAAGTCTCCTTTGGTTAGAAACTTATTTAGGCCAAATCATGTTACAGTTTTGTTACAAACTCATGCAACTGCAACAATGCTGCCAACCACAATAACTGCCAGCGCAGACATGATAAACACAAACAGTCGATCGCGTTCTTTTTGCATATCCGACGGTTTAGGATCAGAAAGAGCCTGCTCACGACGACGACGTTTCATTATGCTTTGAATCAACACTGGTTTCATTTTGGCCCCTTTATACGTGCTCTGTAATATTGTTTGGCAGTGAGTACTATGCCTGCTACCCAAGGCAATGTGTGTTCTATAACATCATGCAATGGGTCAATGTGATTGCCTATCACAGGCTCTTTGAGCATCATCTGCACTGCCACAACAAACAGCACAAAGCTACCAACAAACACAGAGTCTGGATAACGTTCTAATAGTTTGGCAATCACTGTACTACCAAACAAGATGATTGGTACAGAAATCAACAAACCTATAACCACCATCGCAAAGTCACCATTGGCTGCGGCTGCGATACCTAAGGCATTGTCAATACCCATCACAGCGTCGACTACCACAATAGTTGTGATTGCACTCCAGAACGTGTCTTTGGCAGTGATCTCATGATCACCATTTTGAAATGCCAGCTTCCATGCAATGTAAATCAATGCCAGGCCGCCGATGAACCTCAAGCCTGGAATCAACAGCAAGTATGTCAATGCAGCCACAGATATAAATCGCACTGCCACAGCACCAAACGTGCCCCAGAAGATTGCTCGACGCTTCAAGTGTTCGGGCAAGCGATTTGCTGCCATGCCTATGACAAGAGCATTGTCTCCAGCTAACACGATGTCTATTAACACAATGGCCAACAAGGCCCAAATAGTTTCTAACATTTAATATCTCCCTGATGCTAATACGATTTGACAAATATGTTCTAATCGTTCAATGTGCTCAAATGCACGCCATGGGCTAGTATCAATCGCTACTACTCCGTGACCTTTAATGCCTACTATGTCATAGTAAATGTTGCCATCTTTGTCCAACTGCAAATTATGATGGCATTGATCAGCTAGTTCTTGACTGATTGGAGCAACATCTCCTACGTTGGGTGCTACTCGTGTGTATCGACTGAGTTCTGGAAACTCATTTACAACAGTGCTGAGATCAATTCCAGCATGCATAGCAGCCACACAATAGGTAGGATGTAGATGCATTACTACTCGCACATCGTTGCTGTGCTGACCCATGTTCTTTTGTAAACCAAAGTGTAGGGGAATCTCTCCGCTAGGTTTTAGATTTTTACTGATATCAGTGTAGTATTCTTCAGCCCACATTAGGCTGCTAACAATTCTAATCTTTTTAAATTGATCGGGTTGTAGTGTTTGCTTACGGACGCCACTGGGTGTGATGTAAAAATGATCCCGGTCGTGATGACGAATACTGACATTGCCATCACGACTGGTGATCCAGTTGCGTCTATATGCTTCAACAAGTGTGTCGCAAATAGTTTCTAACATATTAGCTATTTAACACACGTGCCACTGAGGTGATCACTGCGGCAATGCGACCGATGTCACGCAACTGTTCTACAGTGTAGCCTTCCTGCTTTAGAGTTTCATAGTGAGCTTTTACACAGAAATGGCACTTGCCAACAATGCTCGCCGCCAAGCTGTATGCTTCAAAGCGAGCCTTGGTTGTACCACCGTGTTGGGCAATGGCGTTCATGCGTAGTTGTGCTGGCAAACCTTTTAGGTTTTCGTCATCGGCCATTTCAACATAGGGGTACCAAATGTTGTTCTGTGCCATGATCGAGCCAGCTGTCAACGCAGCGTCACGCTCTTTTGTGTCAACGATTCCGCTAGAGATAAAAGTCACTAGTTTGCCGTTGCCTGTTGCAAAGGCTGAGGCCAATGCAATTGCTTCTGCTTCTTCTGGTGCCAAGGAACTACGCTTGATAACAGCGTCCAAGTTTAACTTGGTGTCCTTGGCATACTCAGGAAGACCTTCTTTTAGTTGATCAACCCAAGCAGTCATATTAGCCTCCTAGAGTCTCGCCGCCGACTGTACGGTTACATGCACATAGTTCGCCAGTTTGCAATGCGTCAAGAATACGCAATGTTTCTTCTGGGCTACGGCCAACGTTCAAGTTGTTTACAGTAACGTGTTGAATCTCGTTGTTGGGGTCAACAATGAATGTGGCACGAAGTGCAGCGCCTGCCGGAGCATAGAACACACCTAGTTGTTCGATCAAGCTCAACTCACCACGCTGTGTGTCAGCAAACTGGTGGTGTGTGATCTTCTTCAAGTCGGCGTGTGCATTTTGCCATGCTACCTTGCAGAACTCATTGTCTGTGCTACCAGTGAGCAATACTGCGTCACGGTCAGCAAAGTCCTGTGCCAACTTGTCGTATGCTACGATTTCAGTTGGGCAAACAAAGGTAAAGTCCTTTGGATAATACACAATCACTTTCCACTTGCCTTCGAAGCTTTCTTCGTTGATGGTGTAGAAAGCATCTTCTGGTTGTCCTGGTCGCACGCCAGTGATTGCAAATGGTGTTAATTTATCGCCTACGGTTTTCATTGAGTTCTCCTATTAAAAAATGAAACATAGTGTTTTCACTATGTGTATATTGTAATAGTATATAGCAATGAAATCAAGCAAAAAATAGGTTTTTCCTATTGATTGTTTCAATGTCGACAATAGTTTTTATCTTGGTCCCGCCAGCAGGAATCGAACCTACATCAGAGCGTTAGGAGTGCCCGGTACTGTCCATTGTACTATGGCGAGTTAACTAGGAATAAGTTTTGGAAGGTAAGGAACTGCTCTTGGACCGTAACGGGTTTGTAGCAGGAGACGAGCCTCTTGGGCTGTTTGAGCACCAACACGGTCTTTGAATTCCTTACCGTCTGGTGTGCGTATGGTTGCTTCGAAAAGTTTCATACGACTATTTAGTGGCCGGCCCTGAGAGGATCGAACTCCCACCGCTTGGTTCGAAGCCAAGCATGATATCCATTTCACCAAAGGCCGATAAGTATTTTGATGACTACTGCATTACATTTGATTGCTGTTGCTATATTGCTTGCTGTGGCTTGGTCGTATCGTGTATTAGACTTGCCTATAGCAATGCTGTGGTCAATGTGTTAATGGTGCTCCTAGGGGGTAACGATCCTCCGTCTATACATTACCAATGTATTGTAATGCCTTTATACTATAGGAGCAAAAAGCCCACCGAAGTGGGCTTTGTTTGGAGCGGGAAAGGAGGCTCGAACTCCCGACATTCACGTTGGCAACGTGATGCTCTACCAACTGAGCTATTCCCGCATGTTTCTATTTATAGCAAGTTTTCTGCTGTCAGTGTTTCCACAGTGACTTGCTTGAGCACAACTTCATTGCGAACGTTGGCTTCTAACACTGCATCTTGCAGAGCCTGCTTTTGCTTCTTCAAGCTGGCAACCACGCTCTTGAAGCCAGCAATGTCGTCAGCAGTGAACACACTAGAGTCCACTGTGTCGTTGTAACCGTAGATGCTACGGCGTTCGCTTTTGTCGTTGCGGATCTTGTCCAACTTACCTGCAATCACAGCAGAGGCTTCGCGAGCTTCGCCGCCTACATAAGCAGAATACAACTGAATCTGCTTTTCAAGGCGAGCAATTTCTGTGAGCTTTTCATCCACACCTGCGGTGTGGTTCACGTAACCGACACCACCACGGATGTCGTAGAGTGCATTAGTCAAACTCACTCGACGGTCAATGTTCTTCTTTGCCTCGGCCGCACTCACAGAGAGCACACCTTCAGCATCTTGGAATTCGTTTAAAGACACTTTGGTCTTGACATCAATGTGGCGCAGTGCCTCATTGATACTGTTTTGGAGAGCGTTTGCTTTTCTAAGAGAGATTTTCATATTGTTGCCTTTTAATTTAGTATAGGGTGGTAAGATAAAAAGTCAAGTGACAGACAGGACAAATGACATAGGTATAATCCTTATCGGAAAACCATGACAAAGAACACTGAGCAATCGACAGAGGCCTGCATATCGCCGATTAACAAGACACAAATCTGTCATCCTATTAGGGGTTCTCGGCACACGCAAACACGGTCAGTT